CAGCAGTAGCTCGGGGCGATGTAGCGGGTGGCGACGTGCCAGCTGGTGCCGTCCGAGACGAGCCAGTACAGGTCGCCCTCGCCGCGGACGTTGAAGCTGGTCACGGAGCCCGACGCCAGTCCCTTGATGACGTCCGACCCGGCGCGGCTGACTGTCACCGCGTTGCCGCCGGTGTCCACCTTCTGCACGGCCACCGTCTTGCCGCTGTTGCCGGACGCGGCGGGCAGCGTCACGGTGAAGGCGCCGCCCGAGGCGTCGCACTCCACCAGGTCGCCGGTGTTGGCGGTGTAGGCGGAGGTCTTGCTGATCGGCGTGCCGACGCCTCCCGACGGGGCCGCCCACGACGGCAGGCCGGAGGCGACCGTCAGCACCTGGCCACTGCTGCCGATCCCCAGGCGGGTCACGGCGCCCGACGAGGCCAGATACTCCACATCGCCGGCGGTGGTCATCGACCGCGGGCAGTTGAGCAGCCCCGCCGCCGTGACCAGGTGCGTGACGTAGGTGCCGTAGGTGTGGGCCGCCGCCGTGGTGCCCTCCTGGCTGCGGCTGACGGTGAACGTGCTGCCCGACACGGCGGTGACGAGGAGGATTTCCGAGTCGATCAGGAGGCGAAAGTTGCCCGAGGACGGGAACGCCGCGGCGGCGGCCACGGTCAGCGTGGTGTCGCCGGCGGCGATCGCGGCCGCCAGGGTGCTTTGCGCGTTGTTGGCGAACTGCTCGACGGCCACGGCTCACCCCTGTTCGGTGCCCACGATGTAACGGCGGTAGGGCGCCAGCAGGGCGCGCACGTCGGCCGGCGGCTGCGCCCGCCCGCTGAAGTCCGGTCCCCAACCCGACGTGGTGCCGCTGCTCGGGACCTGGTGCAGCAGGGCAGGGTCGCGCTGGCAGAGGTAGTAGCCGTAGGCCACCCAGCGGGCGCACGCCTCCTGCACCGCCTCGGGGACGGTGGTGTAGCCGGCCGTGTACTGCACGCGGAAGTTGTTGATGCCGACGGGGAAGATCAGGTCTTCCGGATGGAGCAATTCCGGGTCGGTATAGGGGATGGCACGCAGCAGCCAGCCGCGCGCGTCCCACTGGTAGCCCTGCAGCTCGTAGGTGTGCATCTTCAGCTCGGCGAACGAGCCGGCCACACACTGAAGCGCCCCCTGGCTGTCGAGCGTGCCCGACCCTTCGAGCGTGTCGCCGTAGCTGGCCGGTACGTACAGGTCGGCGCTGGGCCAGCTGCCGTAGTTGGTCGAGTCGCCCACCACCTGGGCGCTCCAGCTGTTGCCGACGGCGATAACCGCCGCGGCCAGCGCCGTCAGCGTGGCGTTGCCCGCGAACGTCAGGCCGCTCGTCACCGTGGTCTTGACGCCGTTCTTGACGCCGACCAGCTGAAGGCCGGTGGACAGCACCGTGACGCGGGCCTGGACGTTGGTGGCGTCGGTGTTCGTCACCTTCAGCACGGTGACGGGCCGGTAGCGCACCGCCTGCACACTCTGGATCGGGTACTGGCGGAGGAGCATACGGCGCTCGCCGTTGCCGTCGTACAGCTCGTCGTAGCTGGTCGAGACGAAGCGGCGGCGGCAGTACTTCTCGATGGCCTCGCTGTAGGCCGTGATGAGCGTCCCCAGCAGCGAGTCCTGGTTGGAGACGCCTTGCAGGTCCTGGTAGGCCCGGCTCAGCGTGATGAGGTCCTTGGTGGCCATGTCAGCGCCCCCCGTTGGTGGACCAGAGGAACTTGCTCAACTTCAGCGGCCGCAGGCCCAATCGAGCAACGAAGTCCGGCGGCGAAGCCGACGTGTCGAGCGCCTTGAATTCCAGCACGGCGAACGGCAGGCGAAGGCCGGTGTCGGTCCGCACATGCACGTCGAGGGTGAGGCGGTGTTCGTCGTCCTCTGCCGCGTAGCGCCGGCACATCACGGCCACCACGCCGCGGACGGGGGCGCCGCCGGCCAGGTCGGCGAGGCGGGCCACCAGATCAGGAGGTAGGAGATCGCCGAACACGAGCCCGTCGCCGCCGAGGAGTTGGCCGGCGCGGGCCGCGTCCAGCTCGCGGCGATACTTCTGGCTCTCCGTCTTGGCGCTGAGGGCGTAGGTCTCCGACCCGTCGGGCGCGCGGTAGCAGCGGAGGCGAAGGGTCAGGTAGCGGTCGCCCTTCTGCCGGGCCCGGCGCAGGTCGAAGCGCGGCGTGTCGAAGTAGGTGGTCGTGAGGTCCTGCCCCCGGAAGTCCGGGTCGAACGGCTCGGCGGAGAAGGCGCCGACCATCGCCGCTCCCGCGGCCGGAAGGTCGTGCGCCACGACCGCCCAGGTGCCGAGGTTCGAGCGGAGGTCCGGGGCCGGCAACGGTTGCATGGCATCACAGGGGAAAGGGGTGAAAGGCGCTGTAGGGAACGCCCTCCGTGGCGTTCCGGTTGAGCGGAACGCCACGGAGGGTGTTCCCTACAGCGCTTCGCGGGTCAGCTGACCACGGTCTGCGCCGAGACGCTGGCGTCGTTGTTGGCGTTGCCCGGCTTGTGGTTCGCCTCGTCGCCGAACGCTATGACGGCGACCGGAATCGTCGGCGACGTGCCGCCGACGGTGCAGACCGCCTGCAACCGGGCGTAGCGCGCCCCGGTGTTGAGCTGGTCGGCGCGCACCTCCAGCGAGTACTGTTTGGCGGCCGTCGTGGCCGTCTGGCTGCTGGTGCCCGGCGTGTTGGTCCAGGTGACGCCGTCCGGGTTGTCCTGGATTTGCAGGGCGGCGGACAGCGTCGGCGACGTGCCGCCGAACGTCCCCGTCTCGAAGAGGAAGAAGGCGCGGTGGAAAGCGCTCAGGTCCACCTTGCCGCTGTTGACGGTCGTGGTCGTGGTCAGCGTCTGCGGCGCCACGGGGGCCGCGATCCCCAGCCGCTGCGTGATGGTTTCGGTAAACATGGAGGAATCTCCTTGGACCAGCCCCGAGCGCCAGCGAGGGGGCCCTCGCTGGCGCTCGGGGCTGGTGGCGGTTACGAGTGGAGGTACACGAAGGGGGAAACCTGGGTCGAGCCGTCCTGGAGGGTGATCGGCTTCTCCATCCACGGTTGGCCGTCCACGCGCTCCACCACGCGCCAGGTCATCTGGTTCTTGAGGAAGTTGACGTGCTCGCTGGCCGCCACCTCGACCGACATGCGGTCGCCGATCACGTACAGGGCCGGGTCGAGCAGCATCAGGTCGCCGGAGCTGCCCAGCGGCGGCACCTTCTCGGTCGCGAAGGCCGGCCGGCCCAACAACGACCAGTTGGGCGCCTTGGTGATGCCCTGGTCGATGCTGATGAAGATGGCGCGGTTGGCCCCGTCCTTGAGCTGCAACAGCTGCGGCACCACGCTGGGCGAGAACGTCCAGACGGCGCTGCCCCAGGACGCGGGCAGCAGCTTGGCCCACATGCCGGCCACGTCGGCGAACTGCACCAGGTTGCTGGTGGCCCGGCCGACCGACAGCGCCGCCCCGGCCGTGAGCATGCCCAGCGGCTTGCCGACGCCGTTGCCCTGCAAGAAGGCGTACTCCTCGAACCAGGCGATCGCCTTGGCGAACAGGGTCATGAGGAACTTCTCCAGGCCGATCACGCTGTCCTGGAGCAGCACGTTGCTGGAGACCGAGTAGCCGGACAGCTCCCACGCCTTCAGCTCCATCTGCTTGAACGCCGGCTCCGTCTCGGTGCGCGTCTGGGCCTCGGCGGTCCAGTACATCTGCACCCCGGCGAAGAAGGGCGACACGCCGGCCGACTGGGCGGTGGTGATGTCGAGGTAAGGGATCTGCAAGGTGGCCCCGGCCATCGGCATGACGAAGGCGCGCGGCCGGATGAAGGTGTTCTCGGCGACGATCTGCATGAGGCCCTGGTAGAACTCCGGCGGCACGGTGTAGCCGCCGGCGGCGCCGGACGACTCGCCCAGCGCCGCCTTCTGGCTCCACTCGTTGAAGCGGCTGCCGTAGTGCTTCTCCAGGTAGGCGCGGTCGTTGCGGGCCACACCGAGCAGCCAGTCGCCGAACGACTTGCCCTGCGGGTCGCCGTCGCCGTCCTCGCCGAACAGCGCCGGCACCGCGTGCTTGCGGGCCAGCCTTTGGGCGCCGGCGAACTTGTGCAAGGCCGACGTCACGGCGGCGTCCATCGACCGGCCGATGCGGTCGCGCAGGCCGGTCAACTCGCGGTCGAGCAGGTCGTCGAGGGCGCCGTCCTTGACGGCGGCCGCGACACCGCTGGCGATGAGGCCCTGGCCCTCGGCGTCGTCCACGCTGAGGCGCTCGCCGGCCTTCTTGCCGAGGAAGTCTTTGAGCAGTTGGATAAACATGGGACACACTCTCGGGGGGGAACGGATGGATTCGGGTTTCACGGCTCACCCGTCCGTCTCCGGGGTCGGCCGGGCTGATGACTTGGTGTTCACCTCTTACCGGATACCCTGACGGCTTCAAGGTGGAATCGAGGTTACACGCGGCCCCGCGCCGCGTCATAGGCCACTTGTACGCGGCCCTCGACCAGGGCGGCCACGTCGAGGCGCTCCAGGCGGCGGCGCAGCTCCTTGCCGATCTCCTCGACCGGCGTGAAGGGGAGGACACGCGGCGCCTGCACGTCGAAGCCGAGGACGCGCAGCACCGGGTCGGGGACGGCGACGGCCCCCTTGCTGACCGCCTCGACCAGCGCCGACTGGTTGGCCGGCAGGAAGACACAGGCGTACTCGATCAGCAGCCACTCGTCGATGACGCGGCCCACCTCGGCCAGTTCCGGTCGCGCGGCGATCTCGTGCGACGACGGGGCGTGACTCTTCAGTGCGATGAAGCCGATCGACTTGCCTTGCAGCAGGCCGGCCTTGACCAGCGAGAAAGTGGTGTCGGGGTCCCAGCAGTCGTCGGACCAGTCGCCGGGCCGGGGCGGGTAGTGCGTCTTGGCCTTGATGCCGACGAGGGGGCCGTCCTTGACGCGCTTGCGCCAGAGGGAGCGGCCGACCGGCGGGCGCCAGTAGGCGTGCTGGAGGGTGACGAGCGGGTTGAGCTTGAAGTGGGCGTCGTTCATGCCGCGGCTGACGACGATCTCGCGGTCGCGGTCGATGTCCTCGGTGCTGATCCATGACACGTCGGCGCGCTCGCCGTCGAGGAGTTCGGTGGGGGCCTTGTGGACGACGGCGTGCTTGAGGGTGCGGTCCTCGGGCGGCAGGGCCTTGAGGATGCCTTCGAGCTGGAACGCCTGTCGGTCCTGCATCGGCAGGCCGAGCGGCCCCTCGGTGGTGCCGTAGTGCTTGAGGAAGTGACTCATGGGTGTACCGTCGGGGAAGGAGGAATCACGACCGGGCCGACGGTAACACGGGGAGGAGGAATCAGGGGAGAGCAGGTCAGAAGAGAGGGGTAGCGTGCTTGGGCGGCCGGCAAGGAACTGGTAGGCAACCGTCGAAAATGGTAGACTCCTTCCAGGCGAGAAGCGGTCTAACCGTTGCCGGACGAGATTGAGTTTCCGCCGATGGATCGCTTTGCACGGGTCGTCCTGGGCTATCACGGCTGCAAGGCGAGCTTTGCCGAAGCCCTCATCCGGGGCGAGTCGTCGATTGACGGCTGGCAACCGAGCCGGAACCCCTACGACTGGATAGGCCACGGCATCTACTTCTGGGAGTTCGCGCCGCACCGGGCCAGGAGTTGGGGCGGCAAGGGCGGCGTGATAGGCGCGGTGATCCAGCTCGGCCTGTGCCTGGACCTGACCGACGTAAATTACACGGGCATGCTGCGGGACGAATACCGGCGCGTCCGGCGCGCTCGCCGCGCCCGCCGGTGGCCGATGCCCAGGAACCGGGGCGGGCGACGGGACCTCGATTGCCTGATCGTCAACGAACTGGTTGAGACGGCGGAGGAAGATGGGCTGATCTTCCAAACGGTTCGCTGCCCGTTCCTGGAGGGGAAGCCAGCGTTTCCCGGCTCGGGGATTCTCCGCGAATCGCACGTCCAAATCGCGGTCCGGGACAAAAGCTGTATCCTGGGCGTATTTCGCCCGAACCTGACCTGACGGAGCCCAAACATGCGTGAGGATCTGCTGATTCAGCGGCTGCGCGAAGCCATCCGTAAGCGCAGCCGCAAGCCTCCCGAGGAACAACTCGAAGCGATGGTCCGCCGCGGGATCATCGACGAGAAGGGCAACGTCCTGGTGCGCATGCCGGAGCCACCCCGGAAAAGGACCAAGCGCAAAGGCAAGGGACAGGCCGGCAACGGTCAGGGCGACTGACCTGGCTTCTCCGACCCGCGCGGCGCCGTCGTCGGCCACAGCGTCGCCGGGATCCACGGCACGTCGCCCCACGGCACCGGCGGCAAGCCGCGCTCGCCGCGCACCTCGTTGACCGTCACGATGCCGTACTTCATGTCGATCTCGCGCTCGCGGAAGCCCATCTCCTGGTTGACCGGCACCGGGTCCTCGCTCGCCAAAAACAGGCGGCCCGTCGGGTCATACAGCGGCACCAGCTGCTCGTTCAGCTTCTCGTCGCGCCGCGTCAGCCGCGGCGCGATCGCCACGCTCTTGTGCTGGTGGTCGGCCGCCTGCAAGTTCGCCAGGTTCGTTTCCTTCGTGAAGTAGCTCACCGGGACGTGGAAGGCGTTCATGACGTCCTCCTTCGTCGTGCCCATCTCGGCCAGCTGCGCCAGGTCGCCCAGCGAATGCGACAGGATTTGCAGCTTCATGTTCGACTCTGCCACCACCACACGGCCCGCGCCTCCTCTGCGAAAGCGCTGGTTCCACTGCGTCTCCAGCCGGTCGCGCTCCTCCTCGCCGATCACCTCTTCCGGCGTCACCAGTGCGCTGGGGATGGCCTGGTTCTCATAGACGGCCTTCTTCATGGCGGCGTAGTCCGAGAGCAGGGCCACCTGCTCGTAGCAGGCGCGCAGCGGACTCAGGCCGCCCGTGTAGGGGTCGCGCGGGTCGGGGTAGCGGAAGAAGATCACCTCGTCCGGCCGGAAGCGCTGCTCGCTGGCCCCGGTGCGGTACTCGTAGTAGTCGATGAGGCTGCGCGACTCGGGCCGGCGCCGCGGCATGACGTTCTGGCTGGGCAGCACCCAGATTTCGTCGGGCACGCCCAGCGCCGCGTTCAGCGACAGATACCAGAACGCCCGGCCGTGGACTTCGAGGTAGGTTTGTGTCAGTTCCCAGAGGTCAAAACTGTTATGCACCGGGTTGGCCTGGCGCAGCAAGGTGAGCAGCGGGTGGTCGGCGACCTCCTCGACGAAGTCGGCCGCCTTGGTGTAGCGGGCCAGGTGCGGGGCGGCGCGCAGGCGGCGCTCCATGTCGGGCACCAGCGCCTTGGTCAGGCACTTCGGCCGGGCCTGGCCGCGGCCGGTGGCGACGTACAGGTGCGGCGGGAAGTTGGCGCAGACGGCGGCGTTGATGCTGATACAGCTCCACGCCGTGCCCTTCAGCTCCGCCATCAGCTCGTTCGGCGTCGGGTTGCGGTTGCGGCGGTACGAGTCGGTGAAGCCGGTGCCGCTCCACTGGCCGCCCGTCAGCGACGAGGGCATGGCCTTGTCCAGGGTGCGGGCCACGCGCAGCACGTCGCGGACCAGCGGCTTGAGGGAATCACGCATGGGTCACCTTTGTTTCTCTCCCCTCTCCTCTGTACTCAGGGGAGAGGGGTCGGGGGTGAG